GCAAACTCGCAAGAAGGTGCTTGTGGTTATCGACGAGAGCCATAACCTCCGCAATGAGAAGTCGGGCAGATACCAAGTATAATCCGCAAAACGAAATGTTATCGAGGCGTAAAACGAAATGTTGCAATCGCAAAACGAAATGTATATTTTCTTCCCCCCCTTCGCTTGCATGATTATGGGGTTATGACGGCGTCCGAATGCCGTTATAACCCCATATTTATGCTATGTATAACAACTCTAGGCTAAATGTCCTTGTATTCGTCAATGGCATTGAAGCACGGACACTCTTTGATTCGCTCCCATGGATCGACAATGCCGTTATGGTTCTTATCAGGAGAAATGTCACGGTGTCCTAGGATCTTGGCTTGAGAATATTGCAGTTTCAGTTTGTGCAGGAGCAAGACCAAAGACTCTTTTTGAAGTGGAGTGCGATTGTCTGTTGGCTTACCCTTGCCATCAATACCTCCTATGTAGGCGACATTGATGGCAGATGAGTTGTAGCCTTTCACCCCGTTGCTCACCTGTTCTACGGAAAGCAACTGATGTACACCTCCGCTGGTGTCAATCACATAATGATAACCCGGGCTTTTCCAACCCTTCCGAATAAACTCATTTTTGAGATCTGCTATGGTTTGGCTCTGAGAGCCAGCTGTGCAATGCACAAAAATACGTTCTATATTTCTCATTTTCCTTGTTTTTATTTCTTTGTCGCATCAGTATATGTTCTGTGCGTCTGATTCTATTTATTTGTTACTTGAACTTGGTAGAGGTCTTTCCGAACTTGGTAGAGGTCTTTCCGAACTTAGTAGAGGTCTTTCCGAACTTAGTAGAGGTCCTTCCTACAAGCCGATGGATATTACCCAATAGGTAATGAAGACATCGGCGAAAGCGCTCGTCTCTGCCCAGTACCAAGGGTGAGCCTCGAACTTCCGATTTTCAATGTACCACATTTCCTTGGCAAAGTTCAGGCTTTTGGATAACATCAAGTACAACAGACAAATCGTACCGATAATCAATGTCACCCACCAGCATACACTAAGACACCATCCGACGCAACCTACCGCCGATATGATCGCCGCACTTTTATGAACAGGATATACCGTCCTATCTACGAAATTTGGCGATATGCCCACGAACATCAGCCCCGCACATCCTACGAAGGCAAGGCACTGAATACCTTCCCCGGAGTCTAGGAGGCACACCATCATCAGCATCGCGGCAACTATCATCACCACCGAGAATTGCCATCCGCAACGACAAGACGATGGAGGCAAGCTGCTTTCACTCGCAGGTTTTATCGTGCTTCCAGTTGAGCTTCTGTTGTATTCTCCACGTAGCTGATAGTAAACATCACTAACCATGTCGGGGATACCGAACCGCATTGCTGATAATAAGAGAAAACCTCCCAACATCAAAAAGCTTGCTATACTCAATAACCACATCATATACATAAGTCTCCCGTTTTATAATGTCATTTCCAGTTGAGCTGGATACCCTGCTGTTACATCGAATTTCTCGATCTCCTCTATACTATCTAGCTCCTCGACTTCCTTTCGATGCTCCGCCGTGACGTTGAAGCATTGTAAGGCATACATCTCCAGTGCCGAGAGCAACTGGATAGCCTTGTCGCAGTTGACGGTCAGATGAAGACTTCCCAACCAGAGGTCGGTTGTGTCCTCGCCCATGTTTTTGGCTATCGTGGTGGAATTCATGAGTCCCACTCGGGTCGCCTTGTCGAGCCACACCGTCTTGCCATTCAGGAGGAATCCATTCACCTTGGAGCTTTGGTCATAATTGTCGATTTCCGTCAACTTGCCTTTCTTGGCATAGGCTATGCTAGACTGAAGAGTTTCTTCTTTCCACTGCTCATAGGCTGCTTTAGCCTCCTCCAGGTCGAAATCCGCACTACGTACAGAGCATTCTACGCACTCATAGCTATCAGCGTAAAAGCCACGCTTTGCGTCGAAGAAGACGAACGTAAGACCAAACTTTTCCTCGACTTCCTTGAAACCGTCGATAGGAACGATTGTTTTGATAAAATTGTACTTGCTCATAATTCAATTCTTTTCTATATTTAATATTGTTTTTATCTAGCGGAAGATCCTTTCTTATCTAATACTAGATTTTATGCTCATTCTATTCAATATTAGCTTCTATTCTCATCTTTATTCGATACCAGCTTCTATTCTCATCTTTATTCGGTACCAGATTTAATACTATAGCTTCTATCTGACACTCATTCTAATTTGCTACGAACAGCGTTCTATCGGTGTTCGAACACATTTCGAAAACATTTTGAAAACATTTTGGAAACATTTAGAATGACGACCCGCTCACACCATGTTTCAACTTCAGACAGCGCATGTTGAGGCAGTACACCTTTTCCTTGTGCTTGATGCACATCCACACCTTCTTTCTTGTGCTATAGGAATCATGATGCACGAGATACCCCATCAGGGAGTTAACCCGCCGCACATATCGCCCCATCTCCTTATTCGTAGGGTTGGAAAGACTGTTCCATTCTTCGATGGACGAAAACAAGCGACAGACGGTCCTCGGATTGGGATATGTTCTGCCCGGTCGGATCATAGTACCGATAAACCTCACCCCGCTTTTCGCTCTCTGCAGGCTTATCTTGTCGGGATGCAGCGTGAGATTCAAGTTTAGCTTGAGCCATGCTCTCGACCTTTCGAGAACATCCAGCAGAAGTTTCTTGTCGGTGCTGACAACTACGAAATCATCCACATACCTGCCATATCCGCCCTCAGAGCCGACAAGTCCCTTGATATGTTTGTCGAAGGGAGTCAACAGGTGGTTCGCCAGCAACTGACTGGACAGGTTGCCGATAGGAAGTCCCTTTCCGTCGCTAGTAAACAGCGACTTGCTAGGAGGCAAATCTTTCCATAAGCCGACATCACCTACTTTTTCACAATTCTTTTCGGGTGCGTTCAGTACGACCTGTCTCCACAGCCAGAGCCACCATTCGACATCCTCCTTGTGATACTTGCTCCTGACCGCGTCTTCCAGCATCCGGAACATCAAGTTGCGGTCGATGCTCATAAAGAAGCCACGGAGGTCGCATTTCAATATCCAAGCTTCCTTCGTGAAGTTTCGGGAGACATCCACGATTTGCTTCCGTATCCGTTCGACTCCGTACTTCACGCCCTTGCCCTTTCGACAGGCGTATGCGTCCTCTATCATGTCTCCTTCCAGAATGCCGGAGAATTTGTTGAACAGAAGATGATGTACGATGCGGTCTCGGAATGGCGAGCAGAACACCTCCCGAAGTTTCGGGCGTGTCACGCAGAAAGCCTTGCTTTTTCCTACGGTGTAGGACATGTCGTTCAGTTCCCTATAGAGCTGGAGGTTGTTCTGCAGATAGTTCATGCGATAGCTCATGCAGTCTTTCGAGCCTCCCTTTCTTCGAAGGCAGGACTTGTAGGCTGCGTCTAGATCCTCTATGGTTACATACTCTTTCATATTCACTATTCTATAGTCTTGGTTGTTGTTCCAGCGGCACGCCCCCGAAAAATGGCACCCCCGAAAAAGACGGCAACATCAGAAGTGTTTTCGTCATCAGCTGACAATCGTAGGCTGGCAAGGTACGGTTGTTGTTCGTCTTGTTGTTGTTGGTCAAAGAAGACGAATAGATGTAAGCGTTCGAGCTTCCGTTCTGCGGTCTTGGCATCATCTGCTCCTTCGAGCTCTGTGCACGCCACGTTCCAGGGCGTGGTTGGGTGCCGATGCCCCTTGTCACATTCCGTGACGGCTCTCCCATGTCGTCTTGACTTCGGCGACGAGAAGAATATATCGGTTGATGCCCTCGGCTCTGCCCTCGAAGCTGCTGTTTATCTCGCGCACCAGGTCCATCGCCGCGCACGCCTTGCTTATGGCGACGCTGTATTCTCCGTAGCGGACGAATTTGGCGACGTTCTTGCTGTAGCTCATCAGCTTCTCGCAGAGCGTCTGGGTATCCTTGAATATATACAAGTCTTCCGTGTATGCCATTTTGGGTTGGTTGCTTTTGAATTGTTTTGATTCTATTGCAATTTTCTTCGCTCCCCATGGGGCGGAGAGACGAAGAGATGAAGAGACAGAGAAACTAACAAGCGTAGGCTGGCAAGGTACGGGTGCTGTCCGTCTTGTAGTCGTTGGTCAAAGAAGACGAATAGATGTAAGCGTTCGAGCTTCCGCTCTGCGTAGAGGTCCATCGGTATGTATTCCTTACCTTCTGATAGTAGGTCGCTGCCGCTTGGTCGCCATAGAGCTTGCGCATGATCTCACGCACCGCCTCCGAGTTGGACATGTGCACGTACTCCTGGCCTACGGATGGCAGAAATCCATACAGCTCCTCGTCGTTGAGCATGAACGTTGCGCTGTATGCGGCCTCGAATGCCGGTACGGACAGTCCTCGGCTCTGCGCTTCCTCCCTGACAAGCTGCGAAGCCCCCTTGCCGTCCCAGTAGTAAGCCTCCGATTGATTATTGCCTCGCTCCGGTATGCTCTCGAACAGCAGGTTCTGCGTACACCACTGGGCTTTGCTTAGGTTGTCGATGTTTCTCAGATCGCTTGTCCTGTACATGAACGTGCCGTGGTGCAGCATCAGGTTTTGGTCGGCAAACTTGATGGCCACGACCTCCTCGCCGTCTCGTCCGGTGGCCATCCATTCGTCGATGGTGTACTCCTGCCCGCCTTTGTCCACGCAGTACAACCCCGTCTGAAACTGGTAGAGGTTGAAGACGAGGATGCGCTGGGTGACATCCGCCGTCCAGGTGCGGGAATTGTTGCCGAATCTGACGAAATATCCGTCCTCGTCATCGACCTGCACGGTGTATTTCTTGCCGAACGGCACGTAGATGGTTGCCTGTCCCGTGGCATCGGTGGTATAGGAGGTCGTCTTGCCGTCGTAGGTGCATTTCACCTCCTTTCCTTGCCAGGCGGCACCTTTTCCGTCCGTGTACTTCGTCACCTTCACCACCACCTTCTCCGACGACTCCTCGTCGTAAGGCACATATTCGGCGGATATGTCACGGCTCGGCAGCGTGGCGGTGAACCCGACAGGAGAGATCGGCTGCGCATTGGCGTATTCCGGAAACTTGATCTCGTAATACTCGCCTCGCTTGACCGTAAACGTCACCTTGCCCTCGCCGTCGGTGGTGTATTGCGCCGGTGTCTTGCCGTTGTTGATGTAGACGTTCACCTTGATGCCGCCCACCTTCACGCTCTCCACCGACGAGGCGATGGTGAGGTTGGCGGTCTCGTCGGTGTCCACCACGTCCACTGACTTCTGGTTGCCCTCTCGGTCGGTCACGGTGATGGTGGAGCCCTGCAGGGTGACATTGCACCTTTCCGCACCCGACGCAGCGTCGCTTGCCTTCTTCGCCGCCGACTCGCATTCCGTCTTGGTCTCGGCCAGAGTGGTCTCCAGATCGGCCTTGGTCTTGGCTAGGGCGGCTTCCAGGGCTGCGTATTTCTTCATTCGGTCGCTCTCGCTGTTGTTGCGTGCCGTCTCGCCATTTTGTCGCTCAGTCTCCTGACGGATGCGCTCGGTCTCCGATTCTTGGCGGATGCCTTCTTGCTTGGTTCGCTCTTTCTCTGCCTCCACTCGAGTCGCCTCGGCCTTGGCTCGGTCTGCTTCTGTCTCCGCACGCTTTTCTTCCGCTTCTTGGATGGATGTATTGATGTCGTCCACCGAGCGCTGGACATCCGATATGGCTTTTCTCGCATCCGAGACGGTTTTTCTCGCATCCGATATGAGCGTCTCCAGTTCCACGGTGGCGGGAAGAACGACGATGGCGGTGTCCATCTCCACGCTATCCTCGCCCTCGCTTGTATCGCCGGGGGCGAAAACCGTGTCGCCCTGCTCGTTGTTGTCCACGAGGCACACCTGCTCATACTCCTTGCTTCGCCAGGCGGCACCGTACTTCTTGCCCTTCACCAGGAGCGAGTAGCTGCCCGTAGGCATGTTGCCGCTCTCGACCGAGGCGTGGATGACGTGGTCGTCCTCCGTGCCTATCGTGAAGGGGAGTGCGTACTGTTTGTCCAACTTGCTCACCAGCGCCACCTCGATGTCGGTGCAACCCGGCAGAGGATAGGCGGCGAGCTTTCCGTCCACATACTTCATCACTGGTATCTTCAGCGTGAAGTCGTTGCCTTTTACTATTTTCTTCATAAGCTATGTAATTTTATGCCCTGTTGTTGATGAATTGACATTGCCAAGCTTCGTTGGCATATATAAATATGTTGAATTGTCCCTTCGTGCCCGACGAGAACTTGGTCGAAGCATCCCGCGCGATTCCTCCGCAGTATATCTTCTTTCCGTTCGGGTCAAACAGTACCTTGGCATTGCCTTGTATGACCACGAGCACCTGTCCCTCCACGGGATTAGGCGGCAGGGTCAGCGTCATCTCGCTACTGTTGGTGCACATCACCGTGCCCACACCCGTCTGTATCATCTGACTAAAGGAGGCGTTCATCACGTTCGGTGCGCTCACGCCACGGATGGCTCCGTTGGTCTGTATCGCCGTTCGGCTGCCTCCTGTTCCGTAAGCCACAACGTTGATAGCCAAGGCAGGGTCATCTAATCCCGATTTTTTGGCGTAGATATATGCCGCTGGATTGTAATTGGAGTTATAGATATAGCCAAAAGGCGTGTTAATCGCCGATTGGAGACCCTTGCAGACATAGGCGGCAGCCTGTCCAAACCATATACCGTTAAAGTTTCCATCATTGACTGGGTAGCTGAACTCAGTGCAAGTCGTTCCCACTCGAAAGTAGGGGGCTACATCATTGTATCCTCCTCTCACGAACAGAGGTGTGTACATGATGCCGCTTCCTGTGACCTTTTTCCCGTTAGGCAGCGTCATTTCCCCTTCCGCCTGGATAATGTCTCCCCAAGTACTATCTTTAGCAATTTTCCAAATGCCAAAGTTGCTATTTCCTGTCACGTTGAGGTTCTGCGCCTCCAGCACCTGCGTCTTGATGCCTTTCGCCACGATGGTGTCGGCATCTACGAGGGTCGTCGCGAGCTTTCCGTTTCCATCGACCATGGCGGTCTGCGTTCCGCTGTTGTTCCGCACAATAAAGTTGTCCGCCGTCACCGTCACCGTCTTTTTCTCGATGTCGATGCCTGTGTCTAGGAGGGCTTGCTTGCTCACCATGTCCTCGCCGCTCTCCGTCCAGTCGGTCATGGTCGCTCCTTCCTCGAACTTGACTTGCTTGACCAAGCCGTCGATGCCGTCCGTGGACGTGTCGCCGTAGAAGTTAATCTGTATCGACTGAGCGTCATTGTCTGCGATGAACTGATAGTGAATCCAGATGCGGGTCCACTCGGTAGGGATGTTTGCCACACCGATATAGCCAGAGTAAGTGCTTGAACCTCCCCATTGCGAGAAGGGAGCATAGCCATTGTCCCATCGTTCGTAGTACTTGACGTTGGACCCCATGTTGACAAGCAACTGTCCCAACGCTCCACCCCTCGTTCGTTTGACGTACATGGAGAGGATGTAGTCCTTGCCAGCCTTGACGGAGACGTTGAGGAATTTACATATACCGCCATAGGTCGCGCTCGATGCAGCCTTGCCCTCGATGGCGTAGATGCCGTTGGCAGAGTCCACGAGGGTACGAGTGCCGTAGACGGTTAGCTTGTTGTCAGTCGCTTGCATTAGCTTCGTTCCCTCCAGGATGTTGCCTCCGATATAATCATAGTCCTGCTTTGACATCGACCACATCATGTTTGTTCCGTCTCCTTGCACCATCATCGGCTTGGCGACGTAGAACTCTCCCGATGTCACGACGCAGAAGATGACGTTGACATACCGCGCCGACTTGTTCATTTTCAAGGTAAATTTCTTCTCCACCCATTTGCCCCTCTCGTCCGAGGCATCAAGGAGGGTGAACGACGGTTGTATGATAATCTCGCTGTCAGGCTTTGCCATCTGATGTACGATCATGATGCAACCGCCCGTCCCGAATGAGGTGCTCGACCTCATCGCCATGCAACTGATGGAATAAGTCCCTTCGCCGTTGACAGGGATGTTTCGGAAGCTGACGCCATCAAAGGTTTGCTTATCTCCACTCTGTCCAAGCACGGCGATGGCGTTTTGCCCGCCTAGCACATCGCGATAATTGGTGTGGATATACTGATAACCGTCCGTGCCATTGTTGACATACCCATCGTCTTGCTTGCGGAAGGCAGAGCCCACGAGCATATTGTTGCGTCCCACGGCATTCTCTCCCACCTTCAGCGAGATGCTCCTCGAAGTCTGCTCTATCTTCGAGTAAAAGTTGGTGAGGCTGTCGTTAGTGCCAGGGTTAGACAACTCGTTGTAGACGGTCTGGAACTTCTTGTTGGTCGCAGACATCGAGCCAGTGAACTTCGCTACGTTGACGGCGAACTTGACCTGCACGTAGTGATACAGGCTGGTGTCCTTGTCCCACACCTGTACGGTGGCATATCCGCTTGTGTTGCTCACGGTCACGCCGTCCACCGTCTGCGTCGTGATGCCCGATATTTGGACGGTGGCCGTACCGCTCGATGCCGATACTGTAGCCGAGCAATTCGTATTGCTAGATATAGCGTAGCTCACGTTGGTCGCCTTCTCGCCGTTGCGGTAGCAGGAGATGGATGCCGACTTGGACGTGCCAGAAGGCACGAGGCCGCTGTCGTTGGTGTCGAACACAAGCGTCTCCGGGGTGACGAGGATTTCGAGGGCAGAGTCGCCGTCCTCGCCCATGGCGTAATTGCCTGAGGCAAGCAGCGTGCTTCCGTCATAGATGGCTACCGAGAAGTCCTTGCCGTCGGGGAAAGCCGAGAAGTCGATGTAGTTGTCGGTGTCCTTCAGCCGGGAAGTCAGGCCGCTGGCGACGACACCGTCCACGTAAGCATTGCAGTCCAGTCCGAACGACTTGATGGTGCCGTTGACGATGGAATAGCCGATGCTCCTCACCACGTTGACATACAAGCCCTGCGTGGTGCCGTTGGAGCCTCGGGTGAGCGTCACCTTCCACGACACGGCGCTATTGCCCGGAGCGCCCGGAGCGCCATTCTCTCCCGGGTCTCCCTTGTCGCCTTTGTCCCCCTTGTCTCCCTTGTCGCCTTTCTGACCTTCTCCCACCTGGCTGTGGATGTAATCCTCCAGACTCTCGCCGCTGCTCACCTCGAAGTCGCCGACCACCTTGCTTCCCCTTGCGTCCCAGTAGCTCTTGCGATGGGAGGCGAGGTCGAAGTCGTTGATGCCCCGGTACTGGGCGAAGAGCGGTGCCTTCAGTCCGCTGTCGAGCGAGGTGTAGGCAGAGAGATAGAGCGCCGACTGACGCTCGGGGTCGTCGGTGCCCCGGTAGCCGAGCATGGCGATGGAGTCGCCCACCTCGGGGTCCAGCGTTCCGTCGTAGTTGCTCGTGCTCGTGCTCAGGGTGATGTAGTGGTAGTATTTGCCGTCTATCTCCTCCGGTCTGTCGTTGGAGGAGGCGGATGCCACCACCGCCCAGTAGTATTTGTTCGCCACCTCGTGCGAGGTGCCCACCTTCGCTTGGTTGAACGACATGCAGAGCGCCTGGTCGTTCTCCCTCCACATGTTGTCTCGCTGCTTGCCGTTCTCGTCACGGCATTGCCAGTACAACATGTAGCCCACGAGAGCGCCGTCCGAACTTCGGAGCGGTCGCACGATCTCCACCTCGAATCCGTCGCAGGGGGTGAGGACGACCGCACCGCCCGCCGCCTTCACCTTGTCGATGACGAGCTCGAAGAAGTGAGCTGCTCCCGTCACCACGAGGTTCTTGGTGGTGAGGGTTCCTTGGTTGGTCAGGTCGCCCCCGTTGGTTAGGTCTCCTTCGTTTTCGAGGTTACCGTCGTTGTAGAGGTCGCCATTGTTGTAGAGGTCGCCGTCGTTGGCGATGCCCTTGGTGTCGATGTTCCGGAGGAATTGCACGATATTGGCGAAGCTCACCCGGTTCAGCACCTCCTCCCAGTGGTCGGTGCCGTCCTCGTTCTTGTCGACGAGACTCTTGCGCAGGAAGTCCTGCAGCGCCTCTGCGTCCGCCGACACCTCGCCCGCCTTGGTGGCGTAGGCGGCATTGGCGGCGGTGCCCGCACGGTCGGCGTAGCTAGCCTGGTCGGCTGCCTCGGCACGCTTCGCCTTGTCGGCTCTCGATGCGTGCTCAGCCTCCGAGATGGTGCCCTGTATGTAGGTGGTCTTCGAGCTGCTGCCGCCCGAGCCACCCTGTTTCTTGGGTTTGGTGAAAGATTTGATTTCTATCATGTCCGAATGCCTTTATAATGTCTTTAGAATAGAATTGAAATGCGATTGAAATAGAGTCGGAAGACGGTTAGAACACTTCCTTCATCTTGACCTCCGCCGTACCCTCGGTGAGGTTGCGGCTGATGCCCTCCACGTGGAAGGTCTTGCCGAGGCAAGGATGTCGGTACAGGTTGAAGAAGGAGACGTGGCTTCCGTCCTCGAAGTTCTGCGTCATCACCAGCCTAGGCTCGTGCCACTCCTGCCAGTAAGCGTCCACGTAGAGCTGTTCGGGCTTGGCGGCGGTGCCCGAGTTGCGGTCGTAGAGGGTGAGCAGGGCGTTGTCGGTGACGGCGTTGTGCGGCGAGGAGAGCTTCACGGCGTTGTTGACCCCCATCCGCTTGCACTCCGCCGAGGTCAGGGCGGTGGTCAGCTTGAACTCCAGGTCGTCCTTGGTGTTGACGTAGCCCTCCTTGGTGTCGCTCATGTACACGATGTCGCTCTCGTCGCCCACGGCTCCTATCCTGCCGTTGTCGCTCACCACCTCCATCTTGAAGTCCTTCATCAGGATGGCGTTGGTCTTCTGCAGGAGGAGCACGCTGTCCTCGTACCACTTGGTGTGCCGCCAGAAGCTAGGATGGCGGCGGGTCACCTGGTTCCACTCGGCGTTGACCGGGCCGAGGATGTAAAACCTCACCAGTCCGCTCACGTGGTCGCTCATGCGAATCGGGATGGCGGTGCCGTCGGCGGTGATGCCCATGGTGTAGGGAGCGTTCTTCTGGATGTCAAACTCGGTGCCCAGTATCTTGTCCTTCAGCTTCGGGTCGATGCCGACGGTGAAGCTCTGCTGGTAGTACTCGTCGTCGCTGGAGCACTGGCTGCGCTCCTTGAAGGTGCGCCACACGTAGTCGTCGGGCGCTCCCTCGCCGGTGCCCGCCTTGTCGGTGCCCAGCGTCTCGCCCTTCTGCTTCTCCACCACGCACTTGTCGCCGATGACGAGCATGCACGCCACGAGACCCACCTTCGAGATGGTGTCGGTGGCGGTTCCCACGGCGCTGTAGTTGAACTCGCAGTCCTGCGGACCTGTCGCCGTGTAGGGATAGAAGGTGCGGTGGCAGTCCAGGGCGTTGGTGTCGTCGTCCAGGGACGGCTCCACGTTCCATGCGCTCGCCTTCCAGTACTTGCGGGTGTAGTAGCGTCCGTCTCCGTTGTTGCGGCTCGGCACGGTCTTGTGCCAGAAGTTCTGCACCAGGCTGGTGGTCTGCCACTCCTTCTCGGTGTCCATCTTGGCGTAGGGTGCCGTCTCCTCCATGACGGGGTTGAGCACCATCTTGCCGCTGATCACGATGTAGTTCACGGTGTCCTCGTCGGCGGGCGAGAAGGTGCCCCCGCTCGTGTTGCCCGTGTATTCCGCCACGGGGCAAGCCGCCAGCACCTGTGTGTCGGTGGGGGTCTTCGCTCCCTCGTTTCCCATGGTCGAGATGACGAGGTAGTTCTCCATGCTGATCGAGGTCACGGGCGAGTTGTCGTTGCCGCCGTTCTTGCGCTCGATCTTGCCGAAGGCGCACACGCACGCCCCGATGCCCGATGCCATGCCCTTGTTGAGGATGTCCTGCTGGTTGGTGCCGTTGGCGGGATAGCGGTCGTAGATGTCGGCGCTGCCGCCTCCCACGTGGAACTTCCACCCCGTCACCGCCTTCGGCCAGCAGAACCAGTCCACCTGGCTGGCGTTGTCCCAGTCGGTCGACCCGCCCGTGCACATCGCCTTCATGGCGTTGTAGGCGGTCTTGCCCTCGCCCTCGGCGATGATCTCGGTCATGTACTTCTGGTAGTTGCCCTGCGCCACGAGCGAATGGTCGTCGAGCGGGCTTTCGATCACGTTCTCCACCTCGGTCACGTCGTCGGTGAGCAAGAGCTGGTTGTAGGTGGCGGCGATGCTGATCTGCGTGTCGCACCCGCTCACCAGGCTCGTCTCGATGTCGATGGTCTTGGAGGCCGAGCGGGTGCCGTCGTTCCAGGCGATGCCCTGTCCGGCGCGCACGCTCTCCCAGGAGAAGATGCGAAACACCAGGCCGTCCTGCAGGATGTGCAGGTTGAGGTACTTCAGCAGTTCCGTGAGCACGTCTTCCTGGGTCCACACATCGTCCTCCTCGTCGCCGAGGAAGAGCAGTTCGTTGACGCTGACGCAGTCGAAGAGGGCGTAGGCGTCCGTGGAGGCGCTCACCGACTTCGATCCGTCGTAGAGCACCTGGAAGGAGTGACCGCCCAGGATGTCGATTCCCTCGTATGCGTCGGTCAGGATGTCGGAGACGATGTCCTCGAAGGTGCGCTGCGTGGCGGAACCCTTCACGGCGGCATAGCCGACACCCAGCGCACCGACGTTGCGATACTTGGCGTACTGGAGGGTGGAGAGAGCGTCGAGGCAGACCAGCTCCACCTCGTCGTACACCTCGTTGTAGCCCTGCGAGAGCACCTGCGGCTTGATATAGCCCCCGAAGAGGCACTCGTCGCCCCGGTAGATGTTGACCACCGCATCCCGGCACGAGCTGCAGAAGAACCCCGGCACGTAGTTGCGGCACAGCAGCCGCACGTTGGCTTGGTTGTAAAGCAGGTGGTCGAAGGTGTCGTTCACCTGCGAGGTGATCTCCACGGGGTCGTCGGTGAAGAGGATGTCTCCGTCCTCGTCACCGATCTCGATGCTCTCGGAGCGGTCGCCGTTCGTGAGGATGTATACCGATATTTTCTCGTTCTTCTGATTGTAATAGTATCCGTGCAAATACATGGTGCTGAATGTTATAAGTTACAAGTTAAATTCTGATGTTGCTCCGTCTTCGGTTGCTTCGGGTCTCGTTGGCGATGGCGATCACGATGTCGCGCCCACGGAGCTTGCCCACGAGCTGGCCGCCACCCACGACACCGCCAGCCGCCACACCCTGCAGCGTGCCCGTGTTGACGCTGGCTCCTTGCGCCGCCGCACCGTTGGCGAGGGCGAAGAGGCGGGTCTGCTGGGCGGCGTTCAGGATCATCTCGCCCGAGTTGACACGCACCAGCACGTTGTCGCCCGAGGTCTGGTTGCCGCCCACGATGCCACCTGTGGCAAACTTGCTGATGGTGCCTATCAGGCTCACCATCTGCGCCGTGCCCGTGATGCCGAAGGCGAGCCAATCCACCCACGTGGAGCATGTCCTGAGGGCTTGTGCGAAGGAGAGCACGATCTGTCCGACCGCCGCCATCACCATCCCCGCCTTGGCTGCTGCGCTGTCCGTGCCCAGCTGCTGCATGGCGGAGCCCAGTGCCTGGCAAGCCGTGCCCGCCCCGGCCAGTCCCTTGGCGGTGGGGTCGGAGATGGACTTGATGTCCGCCATCGCCTTGCGCACGCTGTCGAAGTTGGTCACGTCGATGTTGAAGAGAGACGAGAGGGCCTCGTTGTCCTTCGCCTTGGCATCCACCTCGGTCTCCACGTGGATGGGCTTCATCTTTAGCTTCTCGATGTCCTCCTTGATTTGCTCCGAGATGGGCTTGGAGACCTCCTGCTGCACCTCGATCTTCGGGATGCGCTCGATGCCCACCTTCACCTTCAGCATGTAGAGCTCGCGCTGCAAGCCCTCCATCTGAGCGTTGAGCACCTTGGCGGTCTCGGCGTTGGCGACCTCCTTCAGCGCCTTCTCCCGGTCGGATATTTCCTTCTCGTACCAGTCGATGCTGCCCTTCAGCGGGTCCTCCTTCTCGTCGGTGGTCGTGGTGTGGGCGGGTACCGGAGTGTGGCCTGTCTTTCCGCCGCCAGAGCCGCCGCCCAAGACAGGGGCGGTCGGGCTGTAGCCTGCGGTGTGCTTGAAGTTGATTTTGTTGCTCGATGCCACGATGGCATCCATCTCCTTGCGCACGTTCTGTTCTTGGCGATAGAGGGCGGAGAGCTGCTTGTTGGCCTTGTCGAGGTCGCTCGTTCCCTTGACTTCCACTTCTTGCTTGACGGGAATTATTTTTCCATCGCCGGCATCCACTTGACCCGTTGTTTTGGTTACTGTTTTGTTTTTCTTGCTGTATTTCCTGAGGCTTCCGTCCTCGTTGTATCGGATGCTCTTCTGCTTCTGCATCAGGTCGGCAGCCTGGTTGGCGAGCTGGCGTAGGCGTATCTCGTTGATCATCTGGTCGCAGTAGGCCTTCGAGTTGACGGTGAGGGCTTGGTACCACTGCGATACCGACGAGTAATAGCCCATCGCCTCGCCGTACTTGGTGTTCATCTGCTGCACCAGTTTCTTCTCCTGTTCCTTGCTCCCCTTAAATCCCTTGAGCGAGGCAATATTCATGTCCAGTTCACTGCGCACGCTCGCCATCTGTTGAGCTTCTTGCTGATGGACTTGCTGCGCTCGCTGCTCTGCCTCGGATAGGCGGTTCTCGCTTTCGGCAGCCTCGTCGGAACTCGACATCAGGTAGCCGATGGCTGTGGTCAGGGCAGCCACCGCCACGCCCACGCCCGTGGCTATCATCAGCCCCTGGATGGCGAGCCTTAAGGTCGTGGCGCTGACCGCCGCGCCTCGCATCGTGGCGCTGCAAGCGGCGACGAGTGCGTTCATCCTCACGCTGGTGGCATTCCAGAGCGTGCCAGCCACGGACGTGATGCGAAGGGCATTGGAACAGGCGATGAACGAGGACACCAGCTTGCCTACCCCTGTGGCGGCCATGGAGAACTGCGCCAGATAGGTGATGGCGGGCTCCAGCCCCTCTACCATCTCGCCCAATTGTTCCTTGATGTCGCCCAGGGCGTTCTCCAGCTGTTTCTGCTTGCCGCTCTCGGTCTTGGCGAGTTCGGCGTTCATGTTGCCCACATTCTGGGTGATCACCTTGGCGAGCATGGCGGCTCGCTCACTCTCGGTACCATACTGAAGCACTTTCTTCTGGGTCTCGTCGAAGGTTACGCCCACACGCTGCAGCACCTCCACCTGTCCCTGCATCGCCTTGCCCATCATGTTGCCGATCGACACGGCATCCTGATTGGTGGCATTGAGTCCGTTCTGCTGCGCCACGAGGTTGTTCATGGCGGGGATGAGCACATCCAGACTCTGTTTGTTCTGCAGGAAGGTGGCCATCTGCTGGGCACCACTCAGTTGCACCTCGTCGCCGATGACACCGAGTTCCTGCTGTGCCGAGCAGAGGTTCTTGATACTCTGTATCTCCTCGTCAGTGGCTCCCATGCGCTGGCGCATCACCGTCTGCAGCTGGGTCTCCGCCACGATCTGCACCTTCCATGCGTCCGTCAGGTCGCTGATGGTGCCATGGAGCTCGCCGATGGCATCCTGTAGCACGCTGGCTGCTTGCGAAGCCTCTGCCCATGAGATGATGTTTCTCTTGGCTTTCTCGCTCTCGTCCTGCACCGAGCGCACGGCCTTGCCCAGCTCCTCGGCGCTCATGGTGACCCGCTTGAAGGTACCCTGGTCGTCCAGTCTGATTGTAAAACTTACCTGGTTTGCCATATTTTTTGTATAAAAAGTTGGATAATTCGAATCTTTTGCTTATATTTGCGGCGTGTAACGCTTAGAACATGGATATATGACAACACTATTGACGGTTTATCCGAAAGCACTTGGGGACGCTCTGCGCAATCTTTGCGAGAGGTTCCCAGCCGAAGCGATGATGCTGTTCCTTGGAATCATCGTCACCACCATTGTTTGCGTCCTGATTGTCATTTCCGCTTTCACGCACAAGAACTTCGATTAGGACTAAGCGATGCTATTCCAGCCCCGCCCGCTTCTTCGCCTCCCGGTACCGAGCCATGAGCTCCTCGTGGCTCATGCCATTTTCCTGACTTCGGGAAAATGGTGCCTTTTGCGCTTCGCCTTGCTCTTCCCATGGAAACCTCATCACGTCCATTGCCGTGAGCTGCTTCTTCGAGTAGGGCTGCAGGGCGCACAGGCACTGCGTCCTCGTGCGCTCCCATCTCGCCCGCTCGTCCATCGTGCGCATGTCGTTCCAAGCGCCATACGCCGCATAAAACTCCGATGGGGTGCATCGGCAAAAGTCATTCCTGCTCATCCCCATGCACCCCATCGCTATGCCCAGCAGACGCTCCACGTCCGCGGGCTCACCGTCCGACTCGGAACCGTCTAGGGCTGTCCCGGGTCTTTTTTTTTCTCGTTCTCGGCAGAGATCGCCGTATTCCACTTGCTCACGTCGTCGGGCGTGATCAGGCACGTGAACCGCTCGAAGTCGATGCCGAACTCGATCTCGTCCGCCTTGCACGCACATACCACGCAGCACCACATGAACCACAGCAGCTCCTCCATGTCGGAGCCGTCCATCTGGCTTACGTCCTTGCCCACGTTGTCCTTGAAGAGGAGCATCGCCCCCATGGTGAGGCGGCAAGGATATGCCTTGCCACCCACCTCGATCGTCGTCTTATTCATCGTATGAAGAAGAAAATAATGTAGTCTTTATATACTAAATACTAATACCTATGTTTACTTGCTGATCGCCACCGACTGCTCGGAGGCGCCCTTCTGAGGACTGGAGCCGTCCTGCAGTCCGGTGGTGTTCTTGGTCACCGGTCCGTAGTTCTCCAGCTGCACGCTGTACTTGGCATCCTCGCCCGCCTGGCCGTCGAGGTCGAGCGACGTGATGATGTACTTGCCCGTGTAGCCGCCCGTGGTCTTGCCGTCTCGCTCGCTTCCGTTGCGGATGTTGTAGCTGGCGGTCACAGGCTTGCCCGCTAGCTGTGCGTCCTTCAGCTGGTCGTAGGTAGGAGCGTCGCTCGCTCCGTCGGTACACACCAGTCCGTCGGCCGAGATGGTCTCGGAGAACGACTTCACCGACTTCTCCTTCCACTTGCCGCCCTGTGCCTCCTTGGTCACTCGCTCCGAGGTCTCGGTCGTGGTGGTCACCTTGCAGCCGGTGGAATATGCCAGGGCACCGCCGCCTATCGAGAGGATGAGGTCGGTGCCGTCGAGTACTTTTGATGGATTGCTCATATCACTTTTTTCTTTTTAGACATTAAATACAAGCCCGCCAACAGGCAGGCGATAACTATCACGCCTATGCGCACGAGACGTTCGGGAGGGTGTCTGGTCTCCGTTCGAACGTCGTTAGAATGCGATTCTAAGGCTCGCTTCCGTAGCAGGGCCGCCTGGGCGCTCATCGAGTCCATCCGCTGCTCGTACACGGCGCAGAGCCGCTGGAGCGAGTCGCACGAGGCCTCGATGACGATCCGTGGTTGCTTGCCCTCCTCCTGCGGGGGCTGCTGCCACGCACGCAGGCTCACACGTCCCGAGCGGGCGCTATACTGCGCTCCCGTCGGCAGGCTTGCCAGACTTGCGAGGTCGATGCTCAGCGTCGCCGTGTCCGCCTGGATGGGCTCTGTCCACGTCACCTTTCTCGTGATCCGTGCCGTCGCCTCCCTCAGGCTGCTTTGGCTTGTGCTGCTGTCTTCGCTTTGCGCGAGGCTCTGGCTCTGGACTTTCCTCACTGTTCTGCAGCTCGCTAGTAACAGGGCAAGTAGCATGATGAGGACAGAGCGGTATAGCCTCGATGGCGCGCGAGAGACGGTTGAGGGCGTACCTCGTGAGCGCATTTTCCTTGTTGAGCCGCTCGATGGCTTCCGCGTTCTCTCTTGCTGCATCGTTCAATTCCTTTTGCTTGGCTAGGAGTTCCTTGCTCACGTCGCCGTACATCTCCTTGAAGGTGTCGTGTATCTGCTTCGCTTGCAAGGTCTTCTTCACCCGGTAGTTGGCTATCCAGGCAATGGCGGCACCAATGCCACCCGAAGGGATAGCCCACGTGAGTATCTGCATGATGTCAACCATTGTCTTTCTAACCTTTTAAACCAATAAACTTTAAACTATATAACTATGGCAAATAGAAGAAAAAACTCTTTTCCGTGCTCGACATCCTACGCCTTGCCCGCCGCGTTGTAGCCGCTGCGGATGGCTGCGAAGGCATCCGCCTTGGTAGGCAGGGTGATGAAGTAGTGGCGGAAGTTGACGAGGTTGCGCTGGTACTGCGGGTCGTTCTCCGACGCACTCCAGTACATCTTGGTCGAGCCGGTGGCCTTGAACACACGCCCGGTGTAGAAGGCGAACGAGCACTGGAACTCGCCGTCCTTAGGCTTGGCGAACTCGGCGTTCTTCTTGCCCGCCGTGGTGAAGGTAGGGTTGTTGGCGTACTCGTAGATGTCGAAGCCGTAGAGGCGACCCACCGTACCGTCGGCACGGTTGATGTTGTACTGCTCCTTGAAGGCCTGGTCGGTCTCCAGGAGGTCGTTGACGTGGTCGGTGCTGAGCACGAGACGGCGGTCGCCGGCAGGCACGCTCAGCGAGTCGAGAGCCGCCTTCAGGCGTATCACGTCCTCGATGACGAGCTTCACACGCCCCGTCGCCTTGTCGGTGGCACCCGTGGTGGTGAGCACCGGAGTCTTGGCGGTGTTCTCGGTAGGGGTGAGCGCATGGGCTGCCTTGGTGAACTTGGCGATGGCGATGGCGCGGGCGTGGCTGTCCTTCACTCGGCTTATCTTGTCGTAGCTGATGGCGTACAGCTCGTCGTCGGTGATCGGGGTCACCTTGGTCTGGAACTTCGCCAGGCTGATGGCGATGTCGGAGTCATCGAGACTCTGGATAGGGATCGGATAGGTGGTGTTGTTGATGAGCACGTCTGGGTCGATGCCCACGTCCACGAGGTGGATCACGTCGTTGTCCACGATGCCCGAGTTGTCGGTGATGCCGTCGAGCCAGGTGGCCTCCTCGGCACGCTCCAGCTGCTTGACGAGATAGCCCGTCCAGAGCTCCTTGCACACGCCCGCATGGAGCGCACCCTGTGGGGCGAACTGTCCCACGCCGATCACCAACAGGTTGGCGACCACTGCGCCGCCGATGGGGTCATAGCCCAGGGTCTGGGCAAGCACGGCTCCCATGATGCAGTTGAAGAGCAGTGCGGTGAAGAGAGAGAATAATCGTTTTGCTTTCATTTCTTGTCGTTGTTTTTTGTGTTAGGTGTTTCCTGTTATTCTATCGAAGACTTGGAGGGGCGCTACTTGAAGTCGGGAGCGAAGCCAAACTCCGCCTTGTAAAGCTCGATGTAGCGGTCGCGGTGCTCGTCGCGGAGATGGAGGAATTTTTCCTGCGGCACCTCGCTCAACTTCTTGTAGCCCGAGTAGTCGTCCTCATCGAGACGCACGGTCTGTCCGTCCTTGTCCTTGCCCACCACCATGCTGATCTTGCCCTGTGGCTGCATGGCGGCGAGGGTGACGGTGAGGTTGTCCAAGCCCACTTGCTGGCCGAGCTTGACGAAATGCTCCTTCAGGTCGGCGTTCAGGCGCTTCTCCTGGATGGCGTTGTCCACGGCGACGGTGATGGCGGAGAGCTGCACGGCCTCCTGCTGCTTCTGCAGGTCGCTGACCTGCGACTTCAACTGCTTCACCTCGCCGGCAGCGAGACTGAGGCTGGCGATCTTGGCGTTCACCTCCTCCTCGGTTGCGGTCTCCTTGAGACCCAACTTGATGGCTAAATCTTTCAGTTCCATTTCTACTTTCTTATTTTTTAAAGGGTTATTGATTACGTTCCTGTCCAATAGCGGCAGCAGGCTGCCCCCGCCGCCCTTGTCGGCGAGCTCCAGCTGGTTGCCCTCCGAGTCGAGGAGCACGATGGCGTTGTGGTTGCCCCCGATGTCGACGGCGCTCACCTCGAAGAGGAGGCAGCGGGTCACGGTCTCGGCGGTCTGCCCCTCCATCACGAGGGATGCGTCCGAGCTGGTCTCCTGCACCTTGAAGCTGGCGCTCACCATGCGCATGGAGCCGAAGTCGTACTGCTTCTTGAGCTGCACGCTCAGGGGCGATGCCTCGTCAAACTCCAGCTCGCCGGTCAGCTCGCCGTTCTCCACCTTCAGGTTCTCCACCTTGCCCACCACGCCCCGCGAGCGGTCGTGCATGTAGAGGAGCACTGGATTCTTGCCGTATAGCGAGAGGTCGATACCCGATGTGATGATTCGGGAGCCGTAGCAGTTGACGCTCTCGTCGCTGATTCTTACTTTCTTTCCCATGTCGGTCGAATTTTGATTTCCGGGTGCAATATTACTAACTTTTCACGAACCCGCCAAAAAAGTGTGAAATGGTTGCACACTTCTGTGAAACGGCTGCACACTAATTTGCCAGTTAGGCGAAATTGTCGCACCTTTGCAAAGGATTCGGGACACCCGGTCCTTCTTTAATGTTTCATTATAAAGGTATTTAAATATGAAAAAAGCAGAATTAGAACGCAAGAAAGGGCTTGCTCGCACCTTGTACCTGGCAGGCAAGGAGCAGGCGGAGATCGCCGACCAGGTGGAGGTGAGCCGCCAGACTCTCTCCAAGTGGGTGAACGAGGGCGGATGGAAGGAGACGCGGGCCGCCACCAGCATTACCCGGCCGGAGTTGGTCAACAAGTTGCTCCTCACCATCGACAAGCTCATCTCGCAGGTCAACGAGAGCGAGGACCCCGAGAAGATGGCGGGACTGGGCGACAAGCTCGCCAAGATGTCGTCGGTCATCGAGAAGCTCGACAAGAAGGCCAACGTGGTGGATGCCATCGAGGTGTTCATGGCCTTCGACAAGTGGCTGCAGTACCGTGCGCAGACCGACGAGAACATCACCCCCGAGCTCCTGAAGACCTTCCACCACTACCAGGATCTCTTCATCGCCGACAAGATGTCGAGCGGCTTCAACTGCGACCTGTAGCGGGGAATGCCGAGTGTTGAATGCTAAATGTTGAGTTATGGCTACACAAGCGGAAATCAAACAGGCTTACGAGAAGTGGAAGGAGCTGGGCAAGCAGATCAACGCCATCACCGACACCTCGCTCATGGCTCCCGAGAGCAAGAAGACCCGGGAGGAGCGCATCAAGCGACTTCAACGGAACTACGCCGCCTTCTGCGAGTACTACTTCCCACACTTCCTGCAACTGAAGGACAAGACCACCGGACAGGTGATACGCACCATCCACAACGCGCCCTTCCACAACCAGGCGGCGCGCAAGGTGAGGGAGACCGCCAACCTGAAGGCGGTGTTCATGTGGCCTCGTGGCCATGCCAAGAGCACCCACATGGACGTGTTCCTGCCGCTCTGGCTCATGTTCCAGCCACGAAGGCTCATCAACTTCATGGTCGTGGTGGGCAAGAGCGAGGACTCGGCGTGCCGATTGCTCAGCGACATACAGGCGGAACTGCAATACAACGACCGCCTGAAACGTGACTTCGGCGACCAGAAGCCATCGGACGGCGACTGGACGGCGGGGGAGTTCAAGGCGGCGTGCGGCGTGAAGTTCCTCGCCTGTGGACGTGGTCAGAGTCCCCGTGGTCTCCGAGACAGGGAGGCTCGACCGGACTACATCGTCATCGACGACCTCGACGACGACGAGCTCATCAAAAACGAGAAACGTGTGCGCGAGCTCACCTCGTGGGTGAAGTCCGCCCTCTTCGGTGCCCTAGACGTGGGTCGTGGCCGCTTCATCATGGTGGGCAACCTCATCTCCAAGAACTCCGTGCTCTACAACATCGCCCACACCAAGGGGGTCTACCTCTCCAAGGTGTGCGCCGTCGACCAGAACGGCAACCCGACGTGGAAGGAGAAGTGGACCCGCCAGGAGGTGGACGCCTACCGTGAGTTCGTGGGCTACCGAGACTGGGAGAAGGAGATGATGCACAACCCGCTCAAGGACGGCAGCATCTTCCGCCGGGAGTGGATACACTACAAGAAGCTGCCCAAGCTCACCAAGTACGACGCCATCGTGTGCTACACCGACCCTAGCTGGAAATCGACCACCGCCAACGACTACAAGGCGTGCCGATGCTGGGGTGCCATCGGCAAGGAGCTGCACCTGATAGACTGCTTCGTGCGACAGGCGACCACGGGCGAGATGGTGCGCTGGCTCTACGACCTCTACGAGCGTGCCCTGGAGCAAGGGGTGAGCATCCAGTTCTACATGGAGGCGAACCTGATGCAGGACACCGCCCTGGACGAGTTTGCCGCCGAGGGCGACCGACGTGGATACCAGCTGCCCATCGCCTCCGACAAGCGCAAGAAACCCGACAAGCTGCAGCGCATCGAGTCGGTGGCTCCCCTCTGGGAGCGTGGGGTGGTGTTCTACAACCAGGACATCAAGGACACCGCCGACATGGAGGTGGGCATCGACCAGACGCTCTCGCTGGAGCACGGAAGCCGTGCCCACGACGATGCGCCCGATGCCGACGAGGGAGCCATCTTCATCCTGCAGAAGCAGAACCGCATCGAGGCGTTCGAGCCCCGCATAGGCAAGCGGAAGCCGCCGAGGGGGAGCTGGTGATCAAGTTACTGAAGTCGAAACCTAAAAGTTGAAAGTAAATATGTTCGTGACAGAAGAAGACTATCGGGTCGTGATCGGAGAGAAGACCATGGAGGTCATCATCCAGAGCGTGCCCCAGAGCATGGAGGTGGCGGAGAAGGAGGCCATCGAGGAAATATCGGGCTACCTGAGACCGAAGTACGACTGCGACGCCATATTCCGGCAGGAGGGCGAGCAGAGAAACCACCAGCTGGTGATGTACGTGTGCGACATCGCCCTCTACCACACCGTGGCGGCCATGCCCCAGCGCATGGGCTACGAGGTGAGGAAGGAGCGCTACGAGCGAGCCGTGAAGTGGCTGGAGGGCGTACAGGCGGGCAAGATCGTGCTCGACCTGCCACTCGCCACCGACGACGACGGCGACCCCGTGGCTACGGGAGGCGTGCTGGCGTTCGGCAACGGACCCGACCGGCACTCGTGGTAATCAATCATAGAATATCAAAAGTTAAGAGTTAAAAGTTACATGATGAAACTGGATACTATTTTGAATCGGCTGGACAACGGCTGGCGAGGGCTCAGGGGCAAGCCGCAGGTGTGGCACACCCATTTCGGCGACCTCGAGCTGGCTGGCACGGGCAACCGACGCAAGGTGGAGAAGATCTTCACCCGCATACAGCGTTCCACCGAGTCGCTCACCAAGAGCGACATCATCAAGTGGAGACGGGCGCACCAGATGGCGCTCAGCGTGGAGAACCCAGACCGAAGGATGCTCTACGACATCTACCGGGACACGGCGCTCGACGGACACCTGTCGGGATGCGTGGAGCAGCGGCACGGATTCGTGATGTCCCGATCCTTCAACATCGAGGACAAGACCAACACGCCGCAGGACGAGCTGAAGCACTACTTCGAGCAACCATGGTTCGACAAGCTCTGCCGCCTGATACTCGACTCCAGCGAGTGGGGGCACTCGCTCGTCGAGCTGGGCGACATCGTGAGCGACGGGGACGGATGCCCCACCTACGAGGACGTGACCCTCATCGACCGCAAGTACGTGGTGCCCGAGCACCACCGTGTGCTCACCACCCTCGGCGAGAGCTGGAGCACGGGCATCGACTACCACGACCCCGAATGGAGCGGCAACCTCATCGAGGCGGGCGACCCCAACGACCTGGGGCTCTACCTGAAGGCATCGCAGTACACCATACCGAAGAAGAACGTGCTGGCGGCGTGGGACGTGTTCAGCGAGATATTCGGCATGCCGATCCGTGTGGCGACCACCACCGCCCGGGACGAGGCATCCAAGCGCAACATCGAGCGCATGCTGGAGAGCATGGGCACCGCACCATGGGGACTCTTTCCGGAGGGGACGAGCCTGCAGCTCATCGAGAGCGCCAAGAGCGATGCCTTCAACGTGTTCGACCAGCGGGTGAGCCGATGCAACTCGGAGCTCTCGAAGCTCATCATCGGGCAGACCATGACCATCGAGGACGGAAGCAGCCTCTCGCAGAGCCAGACCCACCTGAAGGTGCTGGAGAACCTCACCGAGAGCGACTCCAAGATGCTGGCACGCATCGTCAACAACCAGCTCATCCCCCGCATGATCAACCACGGATTCCCGCTCAAGGGCATGCACTTCTCCTGGGACGAGAGCCCGGACTACACCCCGGAGCAGCAAATGGAGTACGAGAAGATGATCAGCGACCGCTACGAGGTGGACCCGAAGTACTTCGCCGACAAGTACAACATGCCGGTGGGGGAGAGAATACGTCAGACTTCACCATTCGACACGGGCGGAGATCCGTCCGCAAAGGATGATGACAAAAAGGACGATGACGGCAAACAGCAGAAGAATTTTTTCGACTGAGCCCCAAGGACTACGAGGGGCTACACCAGCGATACGAAAAGATACTCCAAGGCATGGAAGTGCCCGACACCATGCGACTCATGGGCGATGACACATGGCAGGAAATCAAGTCGAGGCTATCGGGCAAGTTCGACAAGATGATGAAGGCGCTCTTCCACCAGAAGGGAGCGCAACTGGACATCAACATCCTCGCCTCGGACGAGGCGCAAGACTTCATCAATACCCACGCAGGGGTTCTGGACTCCAGCTTCGAGAAGGTGGAGATGACCCCGAAGATGCGTGAGCGGCTCACTCGCTCCAACTATATCTTCTCAGGCATCAAGACCTTCCATGAGCTCAACGAGGCGTTCCCAAGCATGATCGACTCGGACACAGGCGATAAAAAGCCGTTCGAACGCTTTTTGGACGACGTTAGAAAGATTGACGAGAAGTACAACGCCAACTACCTGCACTCGGAATACAATTTTGTCGCAGCAAGCGCCACCATGGCGGCGAAGTGGGAGCAGTTCGCAGAGGACGGCGACCGCTACTACCTCCAGTACCGCACCGCCCACGACGACAAGGTGCGCCCTGAGCATGCCGCCCTCGACGGCGTGACGCTTCCCATGAGCGATCCTTTCTGGGAGACCTACTACCCGCCGAACGGATGGAACTGCCGCTGCACCGTGGTACAGGTACGCAAGCAGAAGTACCCAGCCACCGACCACAAAGAGGCGATGGAGCGAGGCGAGGAGGCGATGGGAGGCGAGAAGTACAACATCTTCCGATTCAACAGCGGCAAGCAGGGCAAGACCATGCCCGACTATAACCCCTACACCATCAAGCGATGCAACGACTGCGACATAGCCAAGGGGAAGCTGCCGCTCGCTTTCGTGCCAGAGGGCGACCTGTGCGCTTCGTGCGTACTAGTTCGTAAATGTTACAGAAACACTTCCGTGAAAGAAGAAAGAAAGCGAATAGCACAGAACAAAAAGCTATTCGATAAACTATCCAAAGACAAGTGTTATAAAGACGTGCAGTTTGATTCTGCGACTGGTGCGTTGTTCGCTCGGCATGTCGGTCATAACGTTGGAGAAAACGAGGGCATGAACCTAGAAAAGAAACTGGCTGGAGAACTCTATCGATGTGGGCACAGTGTTATTCTATGCGATGAGCAAAAGAAAGACAAGAATAGAAAGACCATGGTTTCACTAGACATGATTCTCGATGGAGTGCGCATGGATATTGCATCTATCACGAAAAATCTACCTTTTTATGGTAATGTGCTTAGAAGAAAGAACAGGCAGCTCGTAAAGTACAACGCAAGAACGGACGTTCACGATGCGAGTGATACGATATGTCTGTATTTTGACAATCCATCCATGTTTGGCTCAAAAAAGATCAAAAAGGGATACACTTTCATGAAGAAGAATACAGACAAGGAAGTAGCTATACGACATATAGTCTGCGCCATAAGAAGCAGCAAAGGGCTAGAAATACAAAGATTTGATTTCTAGCCCAAGAGGCCAAAGCGGATCTGGGACTTTCCCAGACTCCCCGCCGAGGCCAAATTGGATACTGCAAAGATACAACAAACTTTTTAAACCTGCAAGAATATGGAAGAAAAAATAAGCAACATGCTGTCTTTTCTCGACGACACCGCTCAAAAGATAAGACAGACGGAGAGCGAATGGTGGACTAAGACCACAGAAATAGCAAGAGGGATACGAGTAAAAACAATAACCCGCCCGCTGAACCGATGGGGCAGAATAAAGCAGCATATATATACCCGATTGGAATATCCTCGTCTGCTGCTTCGTAGTCAGGATCCTCTCTGGTCAATTCTTGACGGCGATTCCTGCAGATTATTAGCTGCGCTGAATAATAGCGACACATATAAGCAATGCCCCCCACAAGAGCTGCAAATAGTGTCAGCGCACCAAGAGTTGTCAAAATCAGAATGTATAGGTTCCGTAGAGGTCTATCACAAAGGGCAGCTAATAAGCCAATCACAGTGGCATCTAAAGTTGTCAGGTGGACGAGCAATTTTAAAAGCAAGCTTTCCGTCTGCGATTCATTCTGCACTAGCTCCCTCATTGAAGGATTGGTATACATTGACAAGAATTTCATAACAAATCATGTTTTAAGTTCTACAATATCTATATAACGACGAAGCTGCGACAATATTATAAGCGTATTCCTGCCCCTACTAGGACCGAGAGCTCGCCCCTACTAGCGACCGAGCCCAGTCCCTACTAGCGACCAAGCCTCGCCCCCACTAGGGACAAAAACGAGACAAGGAAGAGACCGCCGTTAGAACGGTCTTGTAACATCATACTAACAATCTAAAAAAGAAAGCCAATGGTCAATTACAGCATTGCGATGATGGGCAACCCTGCCAAGCAGGAAGACCCCAAGAAAGCCTACGGAGTGGCACAGTACTCCGAGAAGATGACGCTCGAGCAGTTCAGCGAGCACATCAGCGACCACAACAGCGTGTACGACGCTGAGGACGTGCAAGCCATACTCGGCAAGGCGGTGAAGTGCCTCCGAGAGATGCTCCTCGCAGGAAAGAAGGTGGAGCTCGGCAAGCTCGGCGAGTTCTACATCACCCTGCAAGGCAAGGGCACGGCCCTCGCCAAGGACTACAACCCGGACATCTGCGTGGAGAAGGTCAACGTGGTGTGGACCCCGGGCAAGAGCTTCGAGAACCTGAAGAAGGACGCTATCTTCAACTTCGTGGCGAGCCGTGACGAACAGGCGGAAGCCAAGCGCAAGGCGAAGGCACAGGGTACCGACACTCCGGATGTCCCGGACACCCCGGACACTCCATCGTCCGACAAGGGCGACGACACCGACCCCAAGCCATCAGGTGATAGCGGTGGAACGCAGGGCGGCGGCTCCGACGGCAACCAGGAGTACTAATCCCAGTCATCCCTAGACACAGCAAAGGGGCTGCACCTCGCTTGGTGCAGCCCCTTCTTGGTTTCGTTCCCGCAGACACTTGGCGTGTCGCACATATTCGCAATGTAATCCGATTATACACTAATCTACGATCTATAAAAACCTATTACTAATAAAACAAAATACAGTGTGTAGTTATGATCTATTCTTATACAATGTTATGAACTTTCTGTGTTATGTCGCCGCTTACCCCAGGGGTCCAAGCCCCACCAGGTAGCGAACGGCGAAGACATCCACCGTCTCCAGTATCTCGTCGTGGTTGTGGTTGGTGACGCTCTGGCTAGGAAAGGCTATCTCGAAGCTGGGATTCTCGCTGAGGTCCCATTCCCCATTGAACAGTTCTTCCCATATATTGGCGGAAAGCGACAGGGCTTTCTCCTGGCCTCCGTCCACCCAGTCGGTGACGATGTGGAGGCGGAGGGTGCCATCGCCCCTCAGGTACCGACGGTAAAACTCGTCTCCCTTGATTGTCTTCCACGTGATGGACTCGAACTCCACGAACACCGCCGGACGCGGCCATGGGATGTCTTTCTCGATGAATTCCACGTTCTGGTTCCAGAGGTCCACGTGCTTGATGTCCTCGATGCCACCGATGACTTGTGCGAGGGTGGCGTATAGTTCCGACCGAGGGTCGATAATGTGTTGTATCTTTGCCATAATTTCAAAGTTTAAAGTTGTTAAAGTATTCCTCCAGGTTCTGCTCGATGATGCTCGTCACCTCCTTCTCCACCTCGGGAGCCATGCCGAGGAACGTGCGCTTCGGTATCTTGATGGTCTTGCCCACCTTCATCAGTGCCATGGCCCGCCAGAACTCGGCGTTGGCAGACAGTTGTCGGTTTCGCTTGTTGCGGCGAGGCTCCCCGCTCTTGCGACGACCGAACGTCCCGACGGTCTCGTAGTACTTCGCCCAGAAAAACCGCTTCATCTTGGCGGTGACCTTGATCTCGCCTCCCTCGTTGTGGATGGCGGCATAGGGCGAGGTGCTGTAGAACGTAATGGAGGTAGCGTCGCTGCGGCTCATGATGCTGCGCCTGAGGTCGCCCGAATCCACCAAGATGTGACCATCGCCACGTATGGGACTCTTGCGCCGCTGCCATGCCTGGGCAAAGAACCCTTGCCGCTCGAAGTTCTTGTCGAACTCCTCGCCCAGCTCCACCCGGATGTCGGAAAGGATGCGGCGGGTCACAATAGATAAATCGTTGTTAGCCATAACTCGACATTTACTCGAATTCCTCAAACTTCAGGAAGGGCTCGTCGTCCTTGGCAATCTCGTTCCTTGGGTCGGCGGAGGCGTTGAGCACGTTGTATAGTTGTCGCTCACTGATGGCGTACTTCGGATAGATGTAACGTCTCCAGATCTCACGGTTGGATATGCCCTTCTTGGCATACTCATCGTATATTGCATTGATGTCGGCAACTCGTTTCTTGTAGCTCAGACCGTGCCGTTTACGAAACTTTCTCAAGGTTAACTCGCCCTTCCTTACTTGAACTTAAAACATGATAGATATAAAAGCCTTATGAATTGGATACCACGATGCGGCAGAAGCTCGGCTCCATGCGCCGCCACACGCCCGTCTGGGCATCGCACTCGAAGAAGTAGTAGTTGACGGCGGTCTTCTGCACCACGTTCGACTCCTTGAAGAGCGTCATGATGTCGGAGTACTCCGAGTCACCAAACTTGTCCTCCAGCTCGTAGAGCTTGGAGATGCTCTTGTAGTCGAGGTCGCCAGCCTGGTTGCGCTCCAGGAGCGTCATGGCGAGTTGGTACATCGGGTCGTCCTTGCCCTTCTCGCTCTTCTGCATGTACTCCTTGAGGTAGTCCACCAAGCGCTCGGCTGCGAGGTTGGCACGCTCGTCGAAGCCCTTCACCTTGTTGCTCGCTACGAGCAGGCGGAAGTTGCCGTCGGTGATGGTGTAGCTGCGCTGTCCGTCATACTTCACCTGTCCGTACTGGCGCATGATGGCGGTGAAGGCAAGCACCTCCTTGGCGAGCCACTGCTTGAAGCTCTTGGTGTCGCCGATGACATCGATGAGGTTCTCCTTGACCTTCTCCATGAACTCATGGCGAAGTCCCTCGTAAGCGTCTCGCTTGTCCTGACGGCTGCTCTTCACCTCTGCGTTGAGCTGTTGTCTCAAGACCTCCTTCTGTTCCTCGGTAAGCCGAGAGAGGTCAACTGGGTTTGATTGATTGTTCTGTTCCATAATTCACTAATATAATTTGCGATTGATTGATATTCGATTGTTGAGTGTTGAATTCTTCACTCTTCACTCTTCCCTCTTCACTTTTAAGCCCTCCCTTGCGCTTGATGGCGCGCAGCTTCAACTGCAGGGCTTCCAGTTCGGGGATGTCTAACTGTGCGAACTCCTTGCCGCATATCCTCGGATGGCGGCAGAAGTCGTTGATGCGCTGCCAGTCCTTGGTATCGACACCCACCTCCTGCATCAGGTGGAGGGCGATGGAGCGGTGCCGCTTGCGCTGGTCGCCGTAGCCGCACATGTTCTCCAGGGCCTTGCACATGTCGGTGTACTCCCGACTCTTCATTTCAGAAAGATGTGTGGTGCGACCCTTCGTGTACGCGGAGACGAAACCCTCTTTCTGTTCTTCATCATTACCATAATGCGGTAGTCGATTGAAGGCGGCGTAAAAACGCCTGTAGTTCTTAACCTGTCCTGCCATTGGTACTTCTTGATATTGGTTTGTAGCTGGTATATCATACTAACGGTGTTAGAATCGTGTTAGAATGTCCTTGTAAACCACCTTTCCGTTTACTTGTGTATGTCGGGCAACGCACCCCGGCGCTTGTAGTAGGTGTAGTCAAAGAAGTGGTTGCGAGCCTCCTGCACCGCCTCCGCCATATCCTCCACCAGACTGTCCTTGTCGGCTATCGGCACCTCGTCGAGACAGAGGTAGATGGTACCGTTGAACTCCCTCACCTGGAGTCGGTGCATCGACTCGTCCCAGATGTCACGCTCCATGCGCATGATCTTCTTGCGGTGGTATTCCGCACCCACCTTGCGCCACCACTGCTGGATGGCAAATATTAATTTCTTCATATCGTTAATGGTTTAAAAATTCTTCATTCCTCACTCTTCACTCTTCGTTCTTCACTCATCACTTAGACCCCATCCAGGAGATAATCGTCCGTGCCCAAGTACTCGGCTTTCAAGGCATCGGCGTTCAGGTCGCTCATCCTGCCCGCCAGCTCCTCGAACATCTGCGCCTGGTCCAGATAAGAGAAGTCGCAAGTCTTCTGCTTGACGAACTCCATAATCTCATTAATCACCTCTTCCATAATCACTAAAACATTTGTCTTAACTCCTTAACTCCTTAAACTCCTTAACTCCCTCAAAGGTTGTTCGTCGCCTGTATGATGCCGTCCTGCCACACCTTGAAGCAGTTGCCTATCTCTGGCACGAAACGACCCTGGCATATCGCCTTGTATTCCTTCACCCTCACCTTGACACCGGCGAGGTATTTCAGTCGTACCGCTCCCTTGCCCAATGGCTCGCTCTTCTGCTCCTGAGAGATGAAGATGAAGCACTTGCGAGGGAACTCGTCTATCAGGGCGGCTGCCTGGGTGTAGTCCCATCCTGCCATCTGTTGTGCCACCTGGAAGGAGTCGATGATGACGAACCGTGGGCTCTTGCGCTTATGCAGCCGTTCCCGAAGGTTCTCAAGGTCGGCATCGATGATCACCCGGAACTGGGTCTCCACCTCCTCCATGTGAAAACGGCGGATGCGCTGGTTGAAACTCATGCTCACCTTCTCCTCCAGCGAGACGTAGAGCACTCTGCCATACTCGCAGAGCTT